CCTGTAAATGAGAGTGTAACAGTATCTGACGACGGTAGTGTTATAATTGGTGGCGGTCTAACGGGCGGAGTTACACCTGTAAATGCGAATGTAATATATGATTGACCAATTATCAAATATAAAACTATTAAAATTACTACAAAGATATCTTGACTTTCAGAAGAGTAATGGATATCCACCATCTGATGCAATTATAATCACAAACAACAATGGAATAATAGAATTTTTAATAGACAAAACAAAACTACCACCGACTCCGGTTGTTACTACGCCAATTGATGATACATTTGAAGCCGAAATACAAGAATAATTAGACACATTTGATGAATTTATAGAACAAATAATAGATGACTTAACTGAGGATCAAGATGACATATACACACTCAAAAAGTTATCAAGGGTATCTGATTACTCTGTACCAATTTTGGATTATAAGACCGAAGGACTTTTTAATTGTGGTGATGAAAAATTAACATCATTTTTTACAGGTTCTTTGACAGAGAAAAATAGCAAGTATTATCTATCGGTTTACAACAAAAAATTTAACACACCAGAATCCTATCATCAATTCGATGTGTCTTATTGCCATATAAGTGGTTCTGGATCAAGGTATATTGAAAATGAACAAGACCTTTCTCCTGCAAAGACTATGTTTAGGAAGTATTTAGTGGAGTGTTTTGGTAGAAATACTGGAAAATTTACATTTAAAAATAATAAAAACGGCGATTACTTTTATGTAATTCAAATTGATAAAGACCTTTTTAAAGATAGATTAGATCCTGGTAATTTTGAATTATGTGTATCCCCACTCTCATCAAGTGCAAATCAGTTGTATAATACAGGAAGTGGTTTTACTTCAAATCAATCATCTAGTATATTTTATACGTTAATTGATGACAGCTCGGACACATCAGAAGCGGTAACAAACACAGAAGGAATTCAAGATTATTACTATGTAACCTCTGGTTCTTTGCGCAACGGGGTTTATACTAACCTCGAAGACGATGCTTGGGGTGTTGTGTTTCCAAAGATGGGACTGATCATTCTCGATGGTGTAGTTTTAGATCAATCGTGCTCTTTTAATACTGTCACGGCGTCAATCGATGGTGACAATATTCGTAAATTATTCGTATCAATCAGTGGGTCATCTTCTCCAAATTCTGCAAGAACACAAAGTGGTTCATTTTTTGCAAGATCAACAGAAGAACACCTATCCGAAACATATTTTTGTAGAGCAAATTATTACGAGTTTAATTTTTCAAATAATACTACTTATACAACAGGAACTTTTGGGGAAATAAAAAATTTGATGTTTAAACGGGAACCAAACACATACATAACTTCAATTGGATTATACAATAAAAAGAAAGAATTAGTAGCAATTGGGAAACTTCCGAAACCTGTTTTAAAGAATGAAGGAACAGAATATATTTTTCAAGTGAGATTAAGGTTAAATTGATATGTCATTTCAATTTGGAAATAAATTAAGTTTGGTTTGGAAAAAACTAAAAAGAGGCGACTACACAGTTCGTCCTTTTGAAGTGTATAAATTATGGGAAATAACAACTAACACATTTGATAGAAATTACTATGAAAATTTTGGTATAAATGTATTCAAGGCACTTTATCCTGAAAATCATTTGTACATTGGTGGAATCGCAAATATATCATCGTCATTGTATCACAGAGTGTTTACAACACAAAGTATAGATCCAAAAATGATTTGGTATCATCTCGACCACACCTTTTACACAGATCATAAAAAAGATGAGGATCCAACTATACTTACAGAGTTTGATAGAGAATTATATCTTGCAGAAACTAGTTCTGTATTTATAGCACCACAAGGTGTTTTTGGTGAAGGTATACGTAGGGGGTCATTCTCTATGACAAACTTACACAATACAAGTGCATCACTAAATTATGGGATATACGATGACAGTAAGGGTAATTTGAAAGATGATTCTTTTGATGAGACAAAATTTGTAGATTCTACATATCTTCTGATGAATGTGGGATTCAATGAAAAATACAGAGAATTTAATTTTAGAAATAAACCAATCGATTATGTTATAGATAACTCAAATTATCAGAATGATGTAAAGATAATCAATCCAAAAAATATAGAATACATCAATGGTATTCCAACAGCAAATACGTCACAATCTAGTGGAGTTTGTGCAGCATTTAATGGTTCATATCTTGATGTTAAAAAAACATCTATATTTAATTTCTCAAATAAGAATAATTTTGCTGTTAGTTTTTGGGTAAACATTCCAGCAACACAATCAAGTGAAACATATACTTACAATTATTTATTCAATAAGAATTATTCAATAGATGGTGATACTAAATTTGTTAAAAAAACTGGTAGAAACGTCGGTAATCTGTATGAACAAAAGTCATCTGCCCAATACCCATTTGATATTAAATTAAATAACAGAACTTCTACAAAACCTTTTTCTTTGTCTTTTAAACAAAGTTCTGGGTTATACACTAACGAAGTAACTTCATCACAATTGGCAACGGGTAGTTGGTATCATGTCACCTGTCAAAAAACAGGAAGTAGTTATCAGATTTGGTTAAATGGCACATTAAATGCATCTGCATCTTTTAATATGGTCGGTAATACAACTAATGATAATAACTTCTTTATAGGTGGAAATGGAACATCTACTGGTGTATTTTCAGGTTCTTTTGATGAGATTCGTATCTATAATAAAGGATTAACATCAACAGAAATATCATATTTGTCAAATAATAGTTTTGCAAATGGTTATGCATATCAAACATCAAGAATTGGAAATATTTTTTATAAGAGTGGAATGGCCGTAGTATCTGATCCTAGACCAAAATATAAAAACGCGTTAATGGGTGAGACCGGTAATTATGATTATTCAAACACGTTATATGGATTTACTGGAACTTTTCGTGGTACAACAACATTTTATGAACATGAAATAACTTGTAAAATGCGAAAATCAGAATTCAATTTTACCATAAATCCAAGTGTTTATAAAGATAAAAATCCAAATGCAATTCAAGTAGAGGATTATACTACTAGTTCTTTTTTCAATCCGTATATAACAACAGTTGGGTTATATAATGAAGATAGAGACCTTGTTGCTGTTGCAAAATTATCATCACCACTTGAAAAAAGAGATGATGTGGACCTAAATATCATAATTCGATTTGATGTATAAATGAAAAGAAATGCAGTTGCGATAAAACATGGTTTTAAATCGGGATTAGAGGATATTACAAATGAACTCCTCAAAGAGTCCAAGAAAAATTACGGATACGAAACCGAAAAACTTTCGTATATTAAACCAGCAACAAACCACACCTACACACCAGACTTTGTTCTACCAAAGAAAAATGGTGGTAAACTTTACATAGAAACAAAAGGACGTTGGGTAAAAGCCGACCGAGAAAAGATGGACTTTGTATTCCAACAACATCCCGATATAGACATCAGATTCGTCTTTCAGAATCCAAACGCAAAACTCTACAAGGGTAGTAAAACAACGTATGCCCAGTACTGTGATAAAAAGGGCTGGCTATGGTCAAAGAAAGAAATTCCACAACAATGGTTGGATGAGTCCTTGTAACTCTCCCCAAATAGTCGTATATTATCTTTACTATGATAAATCACGACTTATTGCATCTGTTAGAACAAGTTTTAGGTAAGGGAAGAAAGACCTCTGGGGACAACTATTCCTTTTTCTCCCCATTCGTTTCCCACTACAAACCTAAACTTGAAATCAATCTGGCACCCAACTCCAAAAATCAAAATTTTTGGCATTGTTGGATTTCCAATGAAAAGGGAAGAACAATTCAATCCCTGTTTAAACGTATTCGTGTAGACCGTCAACATTACGAAACCCTCAACAGAATCCTCAAAACAAAAGCCCTACACACTTGGAAGGATTCGATCGAAAAAGAAGAGGAGTTGAGATTACCACACGAGTTTGTTCGTCTCACGGACTTTGGTTCAATTAAAGACATCATTATCGGAATGCAGATAAAACAAGCGGTATCTTATCTAAAATCTCGTGGTATTCTTTCAACAGATATTTTTAGATACAACATTGGTTATTGTCCGAATGGTATATATGGTGGTAGAATTATCGTTCCGTCCTATGATGAGAATCTAAAGCTAAACTTCTTTGTTTCTAGAACAATTTTTGAAGATGTAAATTCAAAGTATAAAAATCCACCTGTGAGTAAAGATGTTATTGGGTTTGAATTATTTATCAATTGGAGAGAACCAATCACACTTGTTGAAGGTGTGTTTGATGCTATAACTGCCCGATTCAATGCCATACCACTATTCGGTAAAATTGTCCAACCACTTTTAAAAGAAAAGATATTGATTAGGAAACCACCGAAAGTTATTGTTGCCCTTGATAACGATGCCACAAAGGATGCCATAAAGATTTGTGAGTGGTTAGTTTCCAACGGAATTAGAACAAGTATTGCCAAACTTCCCGATAAAGATATAAATGAATTTGGATTCCAAAGATTTTCTCAGTATATTGATGGATTACCATACATAGATGGTTATGAATTGATGAAAGAAAGGTTATTAGTATGACAAAACAAACGCTGGTATCAAACAGAGTTAGTCAAGTCAACAACGTCATTCACATTGCAGAC